TTTCAGGGCTGTTGCTCGGTTTATATTTTGCATAGTTTATCCTGATTGCACAGTTTAATTTTACGATTTAACAGAAGTCCCTAGAGACCAAGCGATATTATTATATGTGCTTTAGTTGTAGCACCTCTTTATCTTGGTGTCCTATAAAATTTATTTTTTACTATAAGTTAATTTATTAGCCACTTTTTTATCATGAGTAAAAGCACTCACAGTAAATTGGTTATCGATATCTTCACCTGTTTTTTTACAGTAATCACTATAGTGAAATACTACATCTCTTGTGTGAAAGTTTACAATATCTTTTCTAGGTTTTACCTCTATTTTAAATACGTTATGTAAGTTAATTTCCATATTTATTTCCTTAGTCTTAGTAGACTTGTTAGTTAATTGCCCCAACACAATAGCAAATCAGTCGGGGCTTGTCAAGTGAAAGCATGTATGTAAATAATTTACATCTGTATAATATTCCAAACAGTTCCCTGTTCCATAGAAGTTTTATTCAAGTAATCTTTAGAAGAGGATAGTTTGACCCAACCAAATCTACCCTGATAAATCATAGACCTATCTTCTTTCATGTTAAAAGCTTGTCTAAACCTGTAACCTTTTGATTTAAGGTGTAGTTTTGCCTTCTCCAAACTATTAAACCTTACAGGTTTTCTTGTTTCAGAGTCAACAATTGTTGCCATGTTTTGTAATCCATTAGGATTTTCACATTTCTTTTTCATATTTACACCTCCATGTAATTGAATTGGTCGTCATCAATAACGCTGATAGCTTCTAAGTCTAGACAAAAGTCTAAAATATCTACATGTTCTATTTCAACATGCTCATCATCTTGAAACATATCAAGCAGTTGTTCTGCTTCTATATCGTTTGTGTTAAAATTTAATTCTTTTTCGTTGGCTATTGCCATAATCGTTCTCCGTTGGTTGATTGCCCAACAACATTAACAAATGCTGTGAGGCTTGTCAAGTGAAAGTACACATGTAAAGCATAAACATAAAATACTTTACATGTGATGTATAAATAAATATTTACCAAGACAGTCTGCTTGGCTCATAGTTGAAATCTTTAGGGTTACTTGTAAACCCATAGTCTTTCCACCATGCTCTTGGTCTTGAATATTTACCTGTTTCGTTATAAGCTTTGCAAGAAGCATCAGTCATAGCATCTCTTCGCCATTGGAGAAACGCATGAACTTTAAATTTCTGTATAGACATTTTCACTTTGTGAACATTTGACCTCATTGTCACCCATTTCCTACCCACTTTTATGTCATAACCTCTATAGCCATATTTACCAACAAAGTTGGTGTGAAAGTGGTCAGACATTTTAGGATTCAACAGCCTTTCCATACGAGTTTCGCTAATTGCATTTACTAAGTTTTCCATATTATTTACCTTGAACTCAATAGTTCGGTTAAGCAGTCAGCGACATTGCTGATTGCCCCAACAAGCTTAGAGACTGCTTTCGAGGTTGTCAAGTAGGAAGGCACACGTAAAAACAAATATTACACACATGATGTAAAAACAAATACTTATGTAAATTATTTACATGTTTATGTGTAAAGTTTCGCCCTTCCATTACAAATCAGACATAAAGATTTTACAGGCGTGTGACGCTTTATGACGTAATCATGATGCGTAAATTCTTTGGTAGGGAAATCAAAGTCTTACTAGACTTTGTGCATTCAAGGGCTTTTCGTGGTGTTTTTTGGGCAGTTTTGAAGGGACTCTACTTTCTTGACACGCGTTAACGCACACAGAAAGATGTTGACAAGGTTTGCAAAGTCGTATTACTATGTAATGGCAATTCAATACCGAGTTGCATAACTAGTCTCTAGAGACTAAGGAAAAATTGATATGACAAATACAACACAACAAACTTCGTTTGAAACTACTACTCCTGAAGCTAAAGCTTCTTATGGCATGGTGAGAAAGATTGCTTCGCAGTTTAGCAAAGCTAAGAACTGTCCGAAGGACATCAAGTGGGGAACGATTCATGGACACTTTGTGTCTAAGCTGAATGACAAGGCGAAGCCTTTAACTCAGGGTCAAGTCGTAAAGATTTGTAGCATGAAGGCTTTGCCTTCTGCTGACTTGAAAGCTATGAGAGCTTACAAGAAACTTGTAGAACTTGGCTAAGCTTCTACGAAGCTAACAAAGAAGACCCTTCGGGGTCTTTTTTTTGGCTCAAAATTCCTTAAAGACTTTCAAAGTCTTCAGTACAGCACAGGCAGTTTCATGCCGAAATCATAGATTTCTACTACCAAACCTTAACAGGCTCAACAAGTTCACGCTAAGCTTTCCTAAGCTTTCGTATGCTCTTGTTTACATGGGGAGAAGGTCATCATCAATCATAGATTGAAATGCTGTTAGAAGGCTTTAGAATGCTGTATAGCTTGGTAAACTCTTTAGAGTTTGTAGAGTTATAAAACTAACGTATATTTTCTATGAAAATCTTGGAAACTTCACAAGACTAAAAAGCCATAGGCTTTAACTCGGTAAATCTTGGTAAGTTCTGTAGAGTTTTTAAAGTCTATTAAGACTTTAAGTAGGGAACTGCTTGTAAAACTTGGTAAACTCTTTAGAGTTTATAGGGCTAGGCAAGACCCACCCACCCCCTCCCATATATATATACTAATGGTTCTACATTTTTAGAGAATTTGAGTTGTAAACTTCACAGAGCTTTTCTGTCTTTATAGAGAGCTAATTGTTTGTTCGGGTTTGGCAGGTTTGTTCGGGTTCAATAGGTCTAGAAAAAGACATGAGGATATGTATTCAACCTCGGCACACTTAATGTTATTATATAGTTTAAAATCACTTTTGTCAAGTCTTTCGTAAAATATATTTAAAAGCTTGACAAACCCTATATAAGACTATATAATATCCCTATGTCTTTACCAACAACACAAAAGAGAAAACTGACAGAAAAACAAGAGAACTTCCTTAGTAACATAATAGAAACTAAAGGAAACCTCAAACTTTCAGCCGAACTTGCAGGGTATTCAGGCAATCACTACCAAGTTATACAATCACTTAAACAAGAAATAGTAGATTTAGCCAGTGACGTACTTGCAAGGGAAGCCCCTTTAGCTGCTTTTAAACTAGTTGAGGTACTGCAAAGCGATAAAGCATTACCTCAAGCTAATATAAAGTTACAAGCAGCACAGACAATTCTTGATAGAGTTGGTTTAGGTAAGAAAGAAAGATTAGATGTGAATCATAATGTTAGTGGTGGTATTTTTATATTACCAGAAAAACATACGATTGATGTTGAAGCTGAGGATGCTAGTTATGAAACTATGGATAACTGAGCATATAGATGAACAAGGAGCTGCAATAGGTCCTTACATTAAAGCAGACAGCGTAGCACAAGCTAATCGAATAGCAATACAATATGGTTTATTAGTGTTAGGAGAAATCCAAGAATTAAAACACGATACATCATTAGAAAAAAGGATAGTACACTAATGCCAAAAGAAAAAGATAGTAGATTAAAAAGAGCAGGAGTCTCAGGGTTTAACAAGCCTAAAAGAACTCCGGGTCATAAGACTAAGTCACACATTGTTGTGGCTAAAGAAGGTGATAAGATTAAGACTATACGTTTTGGTCAGAAGGGTGCTAAGACAGCAGGTAAACCTAAAGCAGGTGAGTCAGCTAGAATGAAAGCAAAAAGAAAGTCTTTTAAAGCAAGACACGGTAAGAACATTGCCAAGGGTAAAATGTCAGCAGCATACTGGGCTGACAAGGTTAAGTGGTAAATGGGTAAACAAATAGGAAATGACAGCCCTGACGGAGCTGTTAAGTTTAGAGAAAGAGTTTATAAACCTTCGTGGCACGGAGGTAAAGGTTCTAAACCTAGAATCGACATACACTCTAAACAGTATAGAGATAACTGGGATGCAATATTTGGAAAGTCCAACGGACTTGGAGGAAAGAAAGATGCCAACAAAGAAGAAAACGACAACTAAGAAGAAGTCAACCGTGAACAAGGCTGGTAATTATACTAAGCCCACTATGCGTAAGAGACTTTTCGAGAAGATTAAAGCCGGTAGCAAAGGCGGTAAATCCGGACAATGGTCAGCTCGAAAAGCCCAGCTCCTTGCAAAAGAGTACAAATCTAAAGGAGGAGGATACAAATGATAAAAAGGATAAAAGAATTTATGATAGAAGCAATGAACAAATTAAACAAATTATACGCAAAGCTATTTAAAAAGTGTTTAACACCAAAAACAAATGCCAAAAGCAAAAAGTCAAAAAAGTCTAAGTAAGTGGACTAAGCAGAAGTGGAGAACTGCCAGTGGGAAGAAGTCTTCCAAAACTGGTGAGGTCTATGCACCTGCTAAAACAATAGCAAAGCTCAAGTCAACTGCAGCAGGTAGAAAGAAACTTGCAGCAGCTAACGCTAAAAAAAGAGCAGCTACTAAGAAAGGTAAACAACACGCCAAACACGGATTACACAAAGGCAAAAAAAGGTAGTGAAAGAAGGCTACATAAAGAAAAAGAGTGTTACCATTCCATTCGGTTATGAACTAAGCGAAATCGAAGGATACTTAGCTCCTATACAAAAAGAACTAGATGTTCTTAATAAGTATATAGAGTCTGTAGTAAATGAGGAGTATTCACTCCGTAAAGCAGCAGAGCTTATAAAGGAAGAAACAGGTAGAAGCATAACACATGTAGGTCTATCTAAGATAATAAAGAATACATATGTACCGCCTAATACTAAGTATCAATACTCTAAAGAGACTAAAAGAAAACAAAAATTAGCTAGAGAAAAGAAAGAACTAGCTAAAGCTAAAAAGAAACTAGCTTATAAAGAAGCTAAGATTAAAACAGAACAAGAAGTAATTAAAAAAGCTACAGAAAAAACTACAGATAATGTAGTTACTACCGACCAATTAGAACAAGTAGCTCCTAGCATACAAGAAGTACTTAGAGACTCTAAAGTTGTTTTCCATCCTAATGATGGACCACAGACAGACTTTCTAGCTGCAGGTGAGAAGGATGTTCTTTACGGTGGTGCAGCAGGTGGTGGAAAATCCTACGCAATGTTGGTTGACCCATTACGCTATGCACACAAAAAAGCTCATAGAGCATTAATACTTAGAAGGTCTATGCCAGAACTTCGTGAGATGATTGATAAGTCTCGTGAACTATATCCCCAAGCATTTCCCGGTGCTAAGTTCAAAGAGGTTGAAAAGCTTTGGAACTTTCCAAGCGGTGCAAAGGTAGAGTTTGGTTTCCTTGAAAGAGACGCAGACGTATACAGATATCAAGGACAAGCATATAGTTGGATAGGGTTTGATGAAATAACCCATCTACCTACAGAGTTCAGTTGGAACTATCTTGCTTCAAGGCTACGTACTACTGACCCAGAAATACAAACATACTTACGNTGTACTGCTAACCCCGGTGGTGTTGGGTCGAATTGGGTTAAAAANAGATACATAGAACCAAACGAACACAACAAAAGTTTCCAAGGAACAGACGGTCTAACAAGAAAGTTCATACCTGCTAAACTAGCAGACAATCCATATTTATCTGAAGATGGTGTTTATGAACAAATGCTTAAGTCTCTTCCTGCAACACAAAGACAACAACTTTTAGAAGGTAACTGGGATGTTGCTGAAGGTGCAGCCTTTACAGAGTTTGACCCTATGACTCATGTTATTACTCCCTTTGAACTTCCAGTACACTGGGAAAGAGTAAAAGGCATTGACTATGGTTATGCCTCAGAGTCTTGTTGTTTATGGGGAATAATGGACATAAATGATAATACATTAATAATATATAGAGAATTGTATAAAAAAGGCTTGACAGGTGAGGAATTAGCCTCTATAATAACAGATATGGAAATAGAAGACCCTTTCTCTGTGAGTGGGGTTTTAGATACAGCAGCGTGGGCAAATACAGGAACAACTGGTCCGACTGTTGGAGAAAGTTTAGTAAGAGCTGGTCACAAATTAAGACGAGCCGATAAGAATAGAATACAAGGTAAGATACAAATACACGAGTATTTAAAGATTAGAGAGAACGGCAGACCTAAGTTACAGATATTTAATACATGTCCTAACTTAATAAGAGAGTTACAGTCTATACCGTTATCTAAAACTAATCCAGAAGATGTTGATACACATGCTTCTGACCACGCATATGATGCATTACGTTATATGATAATGAGTAGACCAAGAATGGAAAGCCCGTTAGAACGTATAAGAGGTTTAAAAAGAGAAATGTATAGACCTATTGACTCGACATTTGGTTATTAAAATATGATAGATGATAAGAATACATTTTTAAACGCTGATAGCATTTACGAAGAAGTAGAAGGTGAAGCTGGAGTACAGCTTACTCTTGAAGAAGACCAACAAAGAAATCTTATTGGTATTATTAAAGGACGTTATGCTCAAGCTGAAGACGCTAGACAAACTGACGAGACTCGTTGGTTAAAAGCATATGAAAACTATAGAGGTCTTTATGCCAAAGGTGTTAAGTTTAGAGAATCAGAAAAGTCTAGAGTATTTGTAAAAGTTACGAAGACTAAAGTACTTGCAGCTTTTGGACAACTTGTTGATGTTATTTTTGGTACAGGTAAATTCCCAATAGGTATTGCCGAAACTAAAATACCTGAAGGTGAAACAGACTATGCACATCTTGATGCTTCTAACCCAGCACCAAGTATTGAAACCTCTAAAGCAGAAATACCTGATGACATAGGTAATAGAAAGTTAGACAATCCTTATGATATAGGTTATGAAGGAGATGGTAGAACTTTAAAACCCGGTGCAAGTTTTTATAAAGGTATTTTTGAAGATAGCCTCGAAGACCAAGCTGAAGAAGCTGGTATTCTTACAGACGGTGTAAGTCCTGACCCACAAAAAATTGAAGTATCTCCTGCACAAAAAGCTGCAAGAAGAATGGAAAAGCTTATCCATGACCAAATAGAAGAGTCAAATGGTAATGCTGAAATAAGAAATGCTCTTTTAGAATCTGCTTTGTTAGGCACAGGGATTGTAAAAGGACCATTTAACTTTAACAAAAAACTACACAAATGGGATACAGTTGAAAACGGAGAAAGAGTTTATAACCCTTTAGAAGTTAGAGTACCTAGAATTGAGTTTGTTAGTTGTTGGGATTTCTACCCAGACCCTAACGCTACTAATATGGAAGAATGTGAATATGTAATACATAGACACAAAATGAACAGAAGTCAACTAAGACAGTTAAGGAATATGCCTTACTTTGATGACGATGCAATACGTAACGCAATTCAAATGGGTGCTAACTACGTAGAGAAAGATTTTGAAAGCCAGTTAAAAGACGATGCTAGAGGTGACGAAGACATAAACAGCAGTTACGAAGTCTTAGAATACTGGGGAATGATGGATGCAGAGTATGCACGAGAAGTAGGTATCGACTTACCCGACAGCGTTGATGACCTAGATGAAGTACAAGTAAACATATGGACATGTGGTACTTACTTGTTAAGGGCAGTACTAAATCCATTCACTCCATATAGAATACCATACAATGCTTTTCCATACGAAAGAAATCCATATAACTTCTTTGGTATTGGTGTAGCAGAGAACATGGATGACTCACAACAAATTATGAATGGTCATGCAAGAATGGCTATAGATAACTTAGCAATGTCAGGGTCTTTAGTGTTTGATGTAGATGAGTCTGCCTTAGTAGGTGGACAATCAATGGAGATATATCCGGGTAAAGTCTTTAGAAGACAAGCTGGAATGCCGGGACAAGCTATACATGGTTTAAAGTTCCCTAATACATCACAAGAAAACTTAATGATGTTTGATAAGTTTAGACAACTTGCAGATGAACAAACAGGTATACCGAGTTACTCACACGGACAAACAGGTGTTCAAAGTATGACAAGGACTGCTTCTGGTATGTCTATGTTAATGGGAGCATCTAGTTTAAATATTAAAACAGTCATAAAGAATCTTGATGACTTTTTATTAAAGCCACTTGGGGAGTCTTACTTCCAGTGGAACATGCAATTCCTAGAAGATGAGTTGGATGTTAAAGGTGATTTAGAAGTTAAAGCTACTGGAACAAATAGCTTGATGCAGAAAGAAGTTAGAAGTCAAAGACTTACTATGTTCTTACAAACTGCACAAAGTCCTGCTATTGCTCCGTTTGTTAAGATTTCTAAACTCGTAAGTGAACTTGCCTACAGCTTAGACTTAGACCCTGATGAAATACTCAATGACCCTGAAGAAGCAGCTATCATGGCACAAATAATAGGAATGCAGAATGCTGGACAAACAAATGGCGAAGAAACTCAACCCAATAGTCAACAGCCCACAATGGGAGGACTTGAAGGAATACCTCAACAACCTCAAGAACTTGGAGCTACAGGCACTGGTGGTGGCAACATCGGAACAGGAAATGTACCGGTTGCAGGGGAAACTGAATTTACTGGGACGCCTAGAGCAGATGGACCTACAGGTTAAAGAAGCAATTACACGTAAAGAGGAAATATAATGTTATTACAAGACGATAGACAAAAATATGGAATAGGTGGAGCTATCATTAAACTAGCTTCAAAGTTCAAAAAGAAAGCAGAAGTTAAAGCTAACAAAGAAATAGATGAAAGTACTAGACAGATGAAACTAGATAACTTAGATTCTTTTGATTTTGAAGAAGCAGCTACTATGTTTAACGCTGGAGATATTTCTTTAACTGATGTTAATAAAAATTTAAAAGCTGCTGGTTATCCTACAAAAGACGTTGAAGAGTTTGTTTATATTTTAAGTGATATGAAAGGAAAAAGTCCTTCTGCTTTAATTAAAGAACGTAAAGAAATTATAAAAAAACAAGATAAAAAAGCTCAGAAAAATAAAAATCCTGATAATATGACAGATGAAGAGCTAGAGAAAGAATATGATAGACTAGCTGATGAGTTTGCTATAGATAATAGCAGATTTGAAAAGAAAAAAGGTGGTTTGTTATCTGATGATAGATATGGTATGAATGAAGGTGGTATGCTATCAGATGATGATATGGAAGAAAACTATACAAGATTTATAATGGATGAAGCATTGAATGAAGAAGAAGAAGATATGCTTGTAACCAAACTAGAACAAGATAAAGAACTACAGATGTTATTTGATAAAGTAATAGATGTAGCTCAAGAATTTGCTGGGAACGGACCTGTTGAAGGACCGGGAACAGGAGTCTCTGATGACATACCTGCAAGGTTGTCTGACGGAGAATTTGTCTTTACTGCAAAAGCTGTAGAAGAAATCGGAGAAGACAATTTAATGTCTATGATGAAAGATGCTGAAGCTGCTTCGGATAAAAGACAAGGTTTAGCTGAAGGTGGAATGCTAGAAGAAGAAAAAACTAAAACACAACCTTTGTTAAGTCAATCAGGAATAGTACAGGATGACCTGACTGTTCAAGATGAATTAACTAAACGTGCTATTAGTGGTTCTAAAGGCTACATTCAAAGCTAAACAAATATAACGATAAAGCTACCTGAATTAATTAATCAGCCCTTTATCATTTTAATAACCGAAAGGCTACCTTTACAAACAAGCCCTCTAGTCGACATAGAGCTACCTTGTGAAACAAGCCCTGAGTAGGAGAAAAGAAAATGACTAATACAGTCCAAAAAGAGGAAACGCCAAACCCTTATAACGCAAAGAAAGATTGGCATGGTGGAAAAGATAAACCTTTTATCTCATCAGAAAATATGTATTTTGAAGAGCCTTCTGAAAAGAATAAACTCTTTGATAGTAATGACATAACTGAAGTGAAAGCTGAAGGAAGTGTTAATACTGAAGAACTGGAAACTAAAAAGGATACTCCTTATAAGAAACCAGATTATAAAAAAAGATACGATGATTTGAAAAAACATTATGATTCTAAACTTAATGAGTTTAAATCTAGAGAACAGGAACTAATAGACGAAGCTACTAAAAATAGACCAACCTATAAAGCTCCTAAATCTCCAGAAGACTTAGAACAATTTAAGAATGAGTATCCTGATGTTTACGATGTCGTAGAAACTGTTGCTCACATGCAAAGCGAATCTAAAGCAAAAGTTCTAGAAGAACGCCTTAGTAAACTCCAAGAACGTGAAAATCAGTTAGTACGACAAAGTGCAGAAAAAAGGTTAATGGAAAGACATCCTGATTTTGAAGATATTAAAAACAGTGATGACTTTCATGGTTGGGCAAAAGAGCAACCAGAAGTTATTCAAAATTGGATATATTCTAATGCTAACGATGCCGACCTAGCTTCCCGTGCTTTAGATTTGTTTAAGAAAGATTTTGGTATTGATGCTCCAAAGGCTAAGTCATCTTCTAAACCGACTAGAAAATCTGCTGCAGATATGGTCTCCACTAAAACAACTAGTGTAGAACCTACGCAACAGAAAGTATGGTCAGAAAAAGAGATTACTGCAATGAGTGTTGCTGAGTTTGATAAATACGAAAGTGAAATATCAGATGCAATGCAAGAAGGCAGAATCATAAAATAAACTATAATTAACTAAAAGGAAAACAAAATGGCTCAATATTTTCAAACTGGCTCTGACGGGTCAGCAACGAGTAACTTTGATGCAGGTATATCCGGACAGAATGGTAGTTTCTTTTTACCATCGGTTTACTCTAAAAAGGTTTTAAACTTCTTTAGAAAAGCCTCAGTGGTAGAAGCTATTACTAATACCGACTATGCTGGTGAAATATCTGCTTATGGAGACTCTGTAAAAATAATAAAAGAACCTGTAATTTCTGTGTCTTCTTACACAAGAAATGCAGATACAACTGCGACCCCACTAACCGACCAAGAAATATCTTTGGTTGTTGACAGTGCTAAAGCTTTCAAATTCATCGTAGATGATATCGAAAGCAATATGTCACATGTGAACTTCAAAGAAATTGCTTCTAGTTCAGCTGCATATGCTCTTAAAGATGCATACGATGCTGCTGTTTTAGAAACTATGTTTACAGGATGTTCTGCTGCTTCACCTAATCACATCTTAGGCTCAAACGCTGCTGACAAATTAGGTGCTGGAGTATTTGATGGAACAGGTGGTGTAGACTTAGGTCAAACTGGTGAAACAGACCCTCTAGACTTAATGGCTAGAATGGCAAGACTATTAGACGAACAAAGTGTACCTGAAGAAGGTAGATGGTTCGTTGCTGGTCCTGACTTCTACGAGCAATTAGGACAGTCTGGG